GCGGTGCCCGTGGTGTCCGTTGTTGTACGGCAGGTGGACTTTTTGGGATTAACCTGGTGCCCGAAGGCGATTGGGGCTTACACGACCTCCACGTACATGGAGGCGTATTGGGATTGTTCACTGCTGGGAGGCAGCAGCTCGCTCACGAGTTCCCAGTCGTCTGAGCGAATCGCGTGTTCAACGGCCAGCTGAACACTTGGAGCAACGTTGTAGAGCTCGGAGAAGAGCAGGCGGGTCTGCATGCTGGGCTCCACGAAATGGCCTACCAATCCAACTTCGTGATACCCGTCGGAGACCCAGCGCGCGGCACTGTCCGCCACTTTGCGCAGGCAATGGTCGGCCAACACCGAGACAATTGGGCAGTCAGGTGTTTCATGGAGAGCGCTCAGGCACTTCGCCTTGAGCAGCTCACGCATGATGCGGTCGCCAGCGCTCAAAAAGGAGCCGGTCCACGCGAACCCCATGAAGAACTTGAAAGGGTCGCGGATAATGGAGCCACCATCGGAATAGATGAGTCCACAGAAGCTGGCGTGGCGAGGGTCCTGGTGCTCTTTGATTTTGATGTCAAATCCCAAGGACGCGAAGTCGGCAGGGCAGAGGGACACGTTCGTGGAGAAGAGGCCGTCATCCCCTTCCACCAGTCCACGGTAGGTGCCGCCCTTGCGGTCAATAACGAACATGACCACCATCAGGTTGGTGAAGGAGTTTCCGAGAGAAGTACACATGTCCCCGGACATCCTACGTCCCAAGCTGCTGGCTTTCAGGCCGAGGCGCGTGCGCATCTTATTCACACCGGCCAGGGTGCGATCGATTAGGGCAATCAGCTTAGGGTAGCCACGGAGGCAGTGGCGATAGAGCTGAATTTCGCAGGCGCGCAGAAGCTCAGGGATGAAGCTGGCTTCGAATGACGTGAAGTCCGTTGAGAAATAGCGTGCGCCGTCAAAACGCAACGCTTCTACACTCTTCCACCTCTCAGCGACGGGCACGTGCTTGATGAACTCGGGCAGTAGGTAAAGCACGTCTTCGATGGCCTTGAACGCCGGGCCCAGGGTGACCTTAAGGGCGTCACACCGGGAGTTGATCAACCGGGCGTGTTTCCACGTGAGATAGAACTCCTGTTTGACAAAAGAGTCAATGTGAGAACACTGCCGAGGAGTAGGGAAACCACCACGTAGGCCAACAAAAGCTTCACGAAGCTCCTCCTTGCGGGCAATCGGGAAAGTAGTGCGCGCAAGCCAGTCCTCAAAGGCCAGTGGTTGAGTGCGAACCATGCAGCGGACCAGCCATCTCTGCACAAACCCAGCGAAAGACGCAAGAACCTTCGGGTCTGGCGTAGGCAAATCACGAAGAAGGCGCTTCTTGAAGCCAGCCTCAACAGTGGGAGCGTGATTTGCGTCGAGCGAGATGGGGGCATACCCCGGGATTGCGCCGAAAGGTAAGCGGCGGAAGTTACGGCGGCGGGGGCGAG